GGCGGCGTTGATTTTCTGTATCTCCATATTGCTCTCCTGTCTGGTAGTTTTCATAAGGGACACCGATATAGTCCAGCACCTGCCGCATCCCAAGACCGCCTGCTTCCCAATCGCGCAGGCAATACCGCCACAGCTTCGGATGCGTTTTCTGCAGTCGCTGGAAGCGGGTCGGCTCGGCATCGTAATGAGCGCCAAAAAGACAAAAGACGCACCCAGTGCGAGCGTAGCCCATGTCGTAAATCTTGCTGTACGGGACGTTGTACTTTCGGATGTATGCCCACACGTCATCCTCCAGCCAGAAAGACATGGGTGTGGAGATGGGCCGCTTGGCTTCGTAGGCATTGCAGCCATTGTGCAGCCAATGCTGGGTTCGCAGCTTGGACTCTGCCGCCATCGTTGCAATGAACGGCATACGCCCGGTTTCCTCGGCGTATTTCTTCATGGGCTTTTTCTTCATTTCGTTGCAGCAGCCAGCGCCGATCTTGAAGGGAGCGCCCAGCATATACTGCCACTGTTCGGAAAGATGAAAGCGGCTGGTGCCACCATTGCGCCGGATGCCGTGAATCTTCTCCAGCATTTCGGCAGGGTGGCCGCGCTGAATGCGCTCAATCCATTCGGCCTGTTCCTTTCCGATCACGGGATAGCCGCACTTCTCAATAACCTTACGGAAGGTCATTTCCGGGCGCAGCCACGTCACATTGGGGATGGTTTTCACGAACTCCCTGATCTCCGGGAATTCGAGGCCAGTATCCGAAAAGACCGCAGGCACATCCGGGTACATTTCGCGCACGATATGCAAAAGGACGGTTGAGTCCTTGCCGCCAGAAAAGGAGACATAGACATTGCCGTCCCAGTGTTCGTACCACTCCCGGATGCGTTGCCGGGTCATATTGATCTTTGCCTCCAGCGGGAGGCCTTGCTTTTGCTGTAATTGCCAGAGTTCCATAGGCACCTCGTTTCAATTGGAGCGCGGAGGATGGTGTTGCACCTCCGATTCCCACCGGGATTGGTGGGCGGTTTACTGTTAGCCTATCCGCGCAAAAATACGCCAGCGATTGTTTCTGGCGTTGATGATGTGTTATACTGTATATATTCCATGTGCGTACCCGCGCACGAAATCGGGTGCTTAAAATGAGTAACGAATCCTACTATGTCCTCTCAGACAAACCCTTTTATGGGATGACACCTCCAGAAGCAATGTCGTGGTTAGCTTCTGGCATCGACGAACAAGCCATTGCAGACGCATATGCCACAGTCCATAATCATGTGGGGTCATTGGGACACGAACTCGACGGTGATGATCCGTGGCTGTATGAGGCGTATGATCGCTGGTATGAGATCGAGGAGGAACTTATCCGACTGATTCGCGCTGCGCTGGAAAAGGAGAATTCCGAAGGGAAGGCTGCACATACGTTGACCAATATCGGGACATACTATATGGCAAAGCCTTTTATGGAAGCTCATGGTTACAGAGCAGGCAGCGGATGGTGGATAGAATGCAACGAAGAATTATTCGGTGACGATAGCATGGCGGACTGATTGAGGCACCTTTGCGCCCTTGTACATACCTGCACCAAGCTCATCGATTCTGGAGAACGGTATCTCTGGAACGGTGAGCTTTTTTCTGCATCTGGGGTCGATGAAGTACATATAGCGCAGCTGAAAGCCGGGAATGGGCTTCGCGCCCACATAGTCCAGATACTTCTGGAAATTGTAGGTGCCGTCCGTCACATCGAAGAATGTGAGGCCGCCCAGTTCTTTGCGCGGCGTTGTGGGATTGCTGGCCAGCGTCATCTTATGGATGCGGGTGCCATCTGGCAGCTCGGCAAGATTCAGATTTTCCTTGATGCCAGTAAGGACAAAATTGCTGGCGCGATAGATGGTGCCGTCCCCGCAGGAGCAGGCATCCGCAAAGGAGATGATCCACTTGACCTGCGGTGCGTATTTCTTCAGGAGCTTGATGCTCATGGAGATGGCGCGGCTTTCGCTGTTGCGCGGCAGCACGGAATCAAACGCCATGCGGTTGAGTTCCAGAAATTCATTCCAGCCGGTTCCCTCCACCAAGCCGATAATCTTGCTCTTGTCCAGCGACGGGCCGTAGCTCATGACGCCATGCAGTTGGCCGTCAAGGAACACGCCGAAGTGGAGCTTGGAATTATTGACCACCTTGCCGGAGTAGTGATGCGCCCGGATGAACGGGTTGGCAATGCTGGAGGGGATCACCTTCATAACAATTTCTTTTGCGCGGCCCATTGTCTCACCACCTCATACAGACCGTTGCCGTTATGGTTTTCGTTGGTGAACGTCTCCGTCACGGCCTTCTGGTCATACACATACTTGATCGCCGCCAGAATGAGCTTCGCCTGCTCGTCATGGACTGTAATGGAAATCTGCTGGAATGGCTTTTTCTCTCCATCATCCAGCGTGAAGTTCTCGGAGAAATCCTCGTCGGAAATCACCTCGAAGCCGAAGTCGGCCATAGGCAGCGCAATGTCTGCCAATTCCAGCGGCAGAAGATCCATGTCCCACTGGGCCATTTCGCCGACCTTGTTATCCGCGAGGCGGAACGCCCTGATCTGCTCGTCGGTCAGTTCATCCGCAATCACACAGGGAACGGTTTTCAGCCCGAGGGACTGGGCCGCCTTATATCGGGTATGACCGGCCACAATCTCATGGTTGGCATCGATCACCAGCGGAACGAGAAAACCAAATTCCCGAATGCTGGCAGCCACGTTCTTCACGGCCTCATCATTCTTGCGAGGATTCCGGGCATACGGGTGTATGTCTTTCAAAGATAAGTTTTGAATATTCATGATTAACCTCCGCGCCTTGCGGTCAGCAGGCGTTCCATCATATCGTCGTGGGGTGTTGCACCCTTGTATTCCACGGAGCAGTTTTCGCGTACTACTTGGTAAATCTGATACCACAGGGTGTTCGCCTGCTTGGAAAAGCTCTGGCTCATCGCCACATAAGGCGACGGGATGGCATTGCCCGTGGTGGGATGCTTGGCAAGGAAACCGTATTCAGTAATACATTCCTCGCACTGAATCCAGCGGGAGATCGCCATGGCGTACTGCTCCAGAATCTGCGCCGGGATCAGCTGAGCGCAATTGCGCTCGGCAAGCCATTTCCACGTTTCCTCATACACCTGCATGGCGACGAGGTCTTTGCCATTTTTCTGCTGCGCGGAAAGGAATGCTTTCGGCGGCGGCATGGTCTGCCCGTGAAGATCGGCAGCATCGTCCGTGAAATCCAGCACGGTCAGCTTGCGCTTGCCCGGATTTCCGTCCGCGATGTTATCCGCGAGCGCCTTTTTCTTGCGCCCGGCTCCGATCCGTGCGCCGCCTTGTCCGTTTGCCATGATTTCACCTCCTCAGGACAACAAAAGGCAGGGCCTATATACCCTTTTTGAAAGCGCGAAATATCACGCGAAGGGGCGGCCCCGCTATGTGGTGCGATTCATTTTGAGATTTGAGAGCCCCCTCGGGAGCCCCAGCGTCCGCCTTCCTTGGCGGTGATCCTCGAATGGCAGGGCTTGCAAAGCGCCATGAGATTGTCCTCATCATGGGTGCCGCCTTCTGCCAGCGGAATAATGTGGTGTACTTCCTGCGTCGCCGTGATCCGGCCCTCGCGCCTGCATACCTCGCACAGAGGATGCGCCAGCACAAACCTGCGCCGGATAGCTGGCCACACGCCATTGTACCGTTTCTTCATATCCGGTGTTCGACCGTGGCGATTGTACTGGGATGTGACCAGCTGCTGGTGGGCAGGGCAATATTGCTTGTCGGTAAGCTCCGGACATCCGGGATAGCCGCAGGGATGACGAGGTTTCTTAGGCATAGTTCCCTCCAAAAGGAAAAGGCCACTGCGATTTCTCGCAATGACCTTATCTATCATCCTTGACAGTATACATTATCTCATACTCGGAATGTCCCATGCAAGTCCCACTTGTGTCTCATTGAGGTCTCATCATGTCCCAACTTTTACGAGGTCGTTGTCGGCTGCAATGATGGTATTGAGATAATTGACAGCTGCATCGTGAAGCCGGAAAACGTGCGCTTTGCTATACCCGGTCATGTCCATAATATTCCGCCACGCCTTATAATTCAGATACCGCTCGCGGAGGATCTGCTGCTGGACGGCATCCGGCACCTTACAAATCAGCAGGGCGATTTCCACTCGGATGTCCGCCAGCTTGTCGGCGTCACGGGCAATGTCCTCCTCCATATCGACGATCTTACACATCAGCGTTTCCATGCGCTGCGGGTTGGGGGAAGAACTTCTCGGCATATCGCTCAGCGTGGGCGTTACATTGGTCGCAATATCACGCAGGCCGTCCAGCTGGGACTGCTTCCAAGCAATCCGCATCTCTGCCGAACGAGCGCGGCTCAGAAAATGGTGTGCCACAGAATCTCGTGTCGTATACATAAGGTTAGCCCTCCAATTCTTTCAGGATGGCGGCCACCTCCGCCGCCGATGTTACTTTGAAGGCTTGTCCTTTTGCATTCTTGATTTTTTGTATTGTGATCTCTTGGAGCTTTGTCAATTTGC